CAAGTTGTTCTCGTATTTGCTGAATCAACATTACTCACGTCCCTCCGCTCTTGCTCGCGCCGAACGCGATTGCTCAATCTTCACACGGGCGAGGTCGCGCAAGCTCAATGCAGCAATGACCTCCTCCGATGCTTCCATAGCCAAGACCCAAGAATCAAAAGCCTGTTGGGCAATCACTTCAGCCTCGGATGTCGAAGCTTGTGCCTCGCAGCCCGTGACTTGGAACTTGGTGCTGTTTCCTTTTTCAACTTTCATAATTTACTCCACTCTGTTAAAATGTCCCACATCAACTGGGACTATACCCATAATGGAGTAAACCGATGGATAATACAAGCATTAAAATAATGGAAAACGAAATTAGTTTGACGGTGACACAGCCGGAAGAACAGCCGCTAGTCGGTGAAGATGCCCTGCCCCTCGTTCATGTAGTCGGCAACGAGTTCGACATGCAATGGCGCAGCGTCTGGATACATGGTCAGAAGCAGTCGGTCAGGCTGCTGGAGACTAGCACGGGTATGAAGATTGAAGTGATGAACAAATTTTGACACGTATATAGGGTTTTTTTGCTCAAGTGTTTCACCAAAACTTTTTCAGCTGAGGTGTTTACTGTTTACAGAGCGAAAAACATGCTTAAAGTGTTGTTTTTATTAAGGTAATCTGTAAACACCCAAGTGTTTACAAGTGTTTACAAAAAGTTAGCCCCTTTGAGGGCGCACCAATTTGCTTTTTATTACAAGGATTTAGAGTTGAGTAAAAATAGTCTATATGACCAGACTGTAAACACCTCCGACGAGAAAGAAGGAAAAAGCACCCGCTTGAGCAATCGGCAACGTGAGTTTGCCAAGCTTATTGTCGAAGGCGTTTACTCCAACACCGAATGCGCTCGCCGTGCGGGGTATTCGGAAGACAGCGCGAACACGTATGCCTCAAAACTTTTGAACGGGCGAGACTTCCCACTTGTCCCCCAGTTAATAGCCGAACTCCGTCAAGAGAAAGAGCGCAAGTATGGTGTGAGCTTGATAGGCCAGCTGAAACGTCTGACTGAGCTATCACTTGCTGCTGAAGAAGGCGGACAGTTTTCCGCCGCCATCAACGCCGAGAAGATACGCGCCTCGCTTGGTGGTCTGACAGTTGACCGCCGCGAGAACCAACACGTTCACAAGTATGATGCCATGAGCCGTGAGGAGATTGTCGCCCAGCTTGAGAACTTGCGGCAAGAACACCCCGCCGCGTTTATCGAGGGCGAGTTTGAGGAAGTGAAAGATGCCGACACCAGAGCGCAACCTATGGACACGATTAAAGAAATCACTGCCGCCGAAGACCCATGCGACGAGGATTGAAAACCGCGCAGGTTCGGGCTGTCCTGACGTTCATTTGTGCCATGACGGGGCTTGCTGTTTCGTCGAGTTAAAAATAGCAAAAGGAAACAAAATAAACCCCAGACCCTCCCAGATTGCTTGGAATATGAGTTATTCTGCGGCTGGGGGTATTTCTTTTTTCTTAGTTTCACGCCCCTCGAAGGGCGACCTATTTTTATTTGAAGGCGGTGACGCGGTGCATCTTGCGGCTTGCGACTTGTCAAATCCAGACCCGAGACCCGTGTTTCACGGCACGAGCCTTGCGGATTGCGTGGCTTGCGCCTTGCGACTTGCGCCTTGAATCTTGCGGCTTGGTCATATGGAAAGATTAGCATGAACGGGCGAACGCGGCGACTAATAAATAGCCGCCGCGCCCGAGGAAATCAGTGAATTTTGTAAGAGACATTGCGGACTTCGGGGTTCCAGCAAGCGCGACAATCGCCACACTTTCCGCCTTGGCTTGGTGCCGGACACTCAAGGCCGATTGCCGCGTTGTCTTTGTGAACGGTTGAAGTGTTGTAGAAAGATTTGGGCGGCTTGCCGTCAACCATTGCGCCGGATAGGCGGACAACGGCGTTATTCGGAACCATGCGACCAGCCAATGCGTCGCGCCAAATCTTCTTTTCCTTTGTAGGGATCCAGTGAAACTTGTTCGGCGTCAGCTCAACCACTTCAAGAATCTGCTTTGCGTGTTCAACGCTTTGAACATCACCGGAATCGAACCAGCGGAAATAGGGCGAACGAGTCCGGTTTAGTGTTTCAACCATAAGCTCAACCCATTTGGGGCTTTTCATAAACTCTTGCCGCTTCTTTAGTGCTGGCTTTACATTGCTGAAATTGTAAGAGCCTTTGAGCGCGTAGCAATCAGAGCAAACCGAACCCTTAACCTTGTGCAGCTTCTGGCCGGTAATGCAATCCGTCGCCGGTGTAGATATTGAATAGCCTGGCATCTTGCTAGTTTTTGACAAGATTGCAGAGCCTTTAAATGTTCCCAAATTTTTCATGATGCGGCCTCATATTTATTGTGCACCCAATCAAAGCCGCCTTGATATGTATCGCAACTATGAACAATTTCTGCTTTGGGTTCCGCGTCGGTTTCGTCAAGCTCTATGACAAAAAACTGACCGCCCCATTCTTGAACGCTATAATGTATCATTGTGTAGTTTCCTCTGTTTAGTTAACCATTGGATTATATCAGATTGAACCAGCCATGCAAGCCCCGAGTTTCGTGCCACTTGCGGCTTGTGTCGGGCATAAAAAAGGCCGCATCTTGCGGCTTGGCCATGTCAAACTTGCGGCTTGGCTATATCAAAAAGAGACGCGACCCCGTAAGAAAAAGGCCGGATTGCTCCGGCCTTCCCTCTGCTTATCTATCCGTCTTTGCAATGTCTTCGTTTGTAAGCCCCTCCACCGGCTTCTGGACGAAGTCTGTTAACACCAGCCGCAAGTCTTCCGGCAAATCGAGACCCTGTTCCTGCATCCAGTTTCGGATGAACACGGCGGTCTCCAGACGACCCAGCCGATTGGCAAGCAACCGGCTGGTTTCCATCATCTCTTTGAACTCACTCACTGGTCGACTCCCAGAGCCGCGAGCATTTCTTGTGCTGTGTCGAAGCCGGTGACTGTGAAGCTAGGCTCGACACGAATGCCGTCTTGGAAGGTGACCTTGTTGCAGACTTGTGCCAGCGTTATGCGCGGAGGCACTGTCTCGCCTTCATCATCACAGCCCAGAATCAGACCCATACCTTGCAGCGGCTGGTGGTAACCTTCCCATGCAAAGTATGCTTGTGTGTCGCGATACAGACCTTCATCATCTATATAGATTGAATCATAGTCGTTGATTCCGACGGCACTAAACAGCGGCTTGGGTGCCTCTGGCGTTGCGATGTAGTTCGTGATTTGGGTATAGCTTCCGCCATACTCATACGGCACATGCGTGACCGTCTTCTCGAACGGGTTTATCAAGATTGCTTTTCCGTGTGTCATGTCGTTCTCCTCTGTTTGACATTTACCAATGGTAAAGAAAAGGGGCTGAAATGTCCAGCCCCTTCCCCATTATTCTGCAGCTTCCAATTTGTCCCTGCTTAGCAGGATACGCTCATGGTCTTCCTTGAACCGTTTGGTGATGCGACCAACAAACTGAGCCCGGGTCTCTCGCGTCGCATTGGTATAGAGCCCAATGTTTGCGCGAATGACTTCGACCTTTGATAGCCAGCTATCGCCTTCGCGCCACACCCAGCCAAGGTGTTCGTCTTTCCCAGTCCAAAACTTGGCCGATCCTTCAGTGTGCCAACCCATCTTGCCCATCATCGCCTCATACATTGTGATGCGACTGAAAAACTCGAGATAGTTTTTTTCCGTGATGGTCGGCATACCGATGGCCATGGTCGCCCAAATAAGTTTGTCGGTGGCCGGGTGCATAAACTCACCGTCGCGCTCCGACTCATGAGCATCTTCTGGCCATGTAGGGGTGGCCTTAGTCCAAGCCACCCCGTCTTTCACATCTGATACATTCCAATTCAAAGCCATTATGCGACCTCCTTCACTTTGCCCATGCGATGGTGACCGGCGGTCACAGTGCAATAGGCTCGAATCTTTTTGACCATCGTCGGATTATCCCGCTCGAATTTTTTGCGGTCAAACTTCAATGCGTCGCCGACCCATGCAATGTTTAGCTCTAGACCTTTGACCTTGATAAGCTCGCTGCTCCCGCTTGTCGCTTTTGCTTTGAGCTTCTCATTTACTTCGGCCAGCTCTGTCTCTAGTGCCAGCTTCTGCTTCAACAGTTTGTGGTAACTCATACCGTTTTCCTCTCTGTTTACTTATGGGATTATTCCCATGTATTTAGAGTGCACATATTATTCCAATGGTCAATACTTATTTTCAATTATCTTTTAGAATAATTCTAAAGAACCCGCGCCCCGGTTCGGGGTTACTAGGCTAGGGGTCGGATTATATATCGCGCCGCCGACCCCCCACCCCCCATATTTGACCCCCGGGTCTCGACATGTGTATGTATGTATGTTGGATTGATAAATTCATTGAAAGATAATATCATTCGGCCATGGATAATTACGCCGCAGTCCCAGATGACGTCCTCCGTAAGAAACTTGCGCTCGAAGAGACCCTTCGTTCGATGGAGCGTCGCGAGCAAGCGCAAAGTCATTTCATGCCCTTTGCTCATCATGTGTATGACAACTTCATCGAGGGGAACCACCACCGTATTATCGCCGAGAAGCTAGAACGGGTAGCCCGGGGGGAACTAAAACGCTTGATCGTAAACATGCCACCCCGTCACTCTAAATCTGAACTTGCGTCATATTTGATGCCAGCATGGTTCTTGGGAAGGAACCCTAAACTAAAAATCATTCAGGCAACGATGAACACCGAGCTGGCTACGCGTTTTGGCCGTAAGGTGCGTGACCTCATCGACGACCCCATGTATCAAGAAATTTTTCCCGAGATCACATTGAAGGCGGACAGTCAGGCTGCTGGTCGGTGGGAAACCAACAAGGGCGGGGAATACTTTGCTGCTGGTGTTGGCGCGGCGATGACTGGTCGCGGTGCTGACCTTCTGATTATTGATGACCCGCATTCTGAGCAAGACGCGCTGTCGTCGACTGCGTATGACAACACATACGAATGGTACACGTCGGGTCCCCGACAACGTCTCCAACCGGGGGGTACCATCATCATCGTGCAAACCCGTTGGTCTAAGAAAGACCTGACGGGACGGTTACTGAACGAGCAAGCTAAAGACCAGCTTTCCGATCAATGGGAA